CGTTTGACACCGAGACGCACGAATTCTTCATTGGGTCCGTCGGCGACGGCAGCGGCGGCTCTTCCGGCTCGTCCGGCGCGTCCGGCGACCCCTTTTTGGTGACGTTGTTGTAGGAGTTGAGGAGTTGCCAGTTGCGGACGGAATTTGGAAAAAATAAAAACGAAAAAAAAAAGTCGACGTTCGACTCGTCGTCCCAATTATTTTCTTTTGCATAGTTAAAACACCCACACCAAACTTTCCACCTTTCTTTTTTTCCAATTTTCAAACATGTCATTGACTTTCTACCAAAACGCCGTCGTTGGTGTCCAAGCCCAAGCCGACGCCGCCGACTTCGAATTGTCGTCCACGGACAAATTGTACTACCACTTTGACTGCCACGACGCCCCCTCCGTCATCACCGATGCGGTCTTTTCTGGAGTCACTTACCATTATGCAGCAAATGCACAAGATACTGCGACTGCTGAGGGCGACGGACAAGGCGGTTCGATTCACCGCTGGATGCATAATGCTGGATCTCCCAATTTTTCAAATCAAGAAAACCTGCTTCCCCAAATGCAGCACTTGGTCAACTTTTACATGATGAACCAGGCGACTGTCGCTGCGACGGGAAATCTCGACTCTGCTTCCAACGCCAGGTACGCCACTGCAAATGCAGCATCCGATACTTCCGGCGGTGCAAGTGGTTACTGGTGCGCTACGTGCGAACAGGGAACCGCCGGTGACAAAGTAGCCGTTACCAGTGTGTTTGACGAAGCCGAAGCCGATGGTGATTTTTTGCTTTCTGGCGCAACTTGGAGTGGCATGCTCGTGGACACCACCGGCCGCTTCACTGATACTCAATTGAACCTCATCATCGACCACTTGGGTACTGCGGGCCGTTTAAAACAAAACAATGCACAGGTCGCAAGAACTTTAGTTTCTGGCAGTTTCCAAAATCCAGCAAACGATACCGCTGCCGCCAAGACCATTCTCAAGCTCTCCATCACGTACGAAGCCCACATCACTGTCGTGGACGAGTACAATAACACTGTCGCTGCCGCACAACCAACTTTATCATTATCAGGACAGGGAGCGGCCGACGTCAGTGCCGACGCGGATGGTAGATTAGGAGCTGGTGCAGCAGTTAATGCAGGAGCGGCGCCAACAGCGGTCACGGCCGGTGAAGAATCTGATCGCTTTCCCGCCAAAAAGTTTGCGTTCACAAAAGGAAAGAGCGTCAACGGCACCGCCATTGATACCGCGAGTACAACAATGGACGCCTCCGGCCAAACTCCCGCGGGAAAAGATGGATGCTTGCGCTTCCGCAAAACCTACATCATGGAACAAGCATGAACCAACCCATAAACCACGAAGTTAAACCATGAAGTTCATGGCCGCCGAAGAAAAAAAATAAAATAAAAACAAGAAAAAAAAAACAACAAAAAAAAAACAAGAAAAACCATGACCACCTACGGCCAACAATTTACCACACCGTTTGGAATGTATGTCGCGATAAACGAAAAAAACCGGGGATTAATGACGTGCAAGGCCATCGACACGAGCCTTCGCACAAAAATCAGCCCGACGGAAATGTCGATCACGAAATACATCAGAGCCAAGGGAAACCGAGCCTTTGTGTCGGTGAAAAACATCCAGCGCGGGTTACATTTTTCGCGTGGCCGCGTTCGTCGAGCACTCCGCAGCATGCGGCAGAACGCGGAGTTGATGCACACGACCGCACAACGGTGGCACAACTACGGAGGGCGGAAACCCGTGCACCTGTACGGTCTTCCCGACATGTACGACATCAAGGGCGAGGACGTTCGGAACAGCACCAAAGCGCCGTTCTACCGCACGTGGCGTCGACAGCAAGCCGCCACCCCCTCGTCGAGCCCCCCACTTTCGTCGTTGTCGCACCGCTGCAGCACGGCGCTCGGGTGGAGCTGGAGCAAGGCGGTGCGGTGCGCCGTCGAGCCACCGAAGCAGAAGCAACCGGCCCTGCGGCACGCGTCGTCGTCCTTTGAGTGGTTCGGTGGCGAGGTGCTGGCTCTGGCGGGCGGCCTGTACTCGCTGGAGGTGGCCCAGTGCGTGCTCGGGGCGCTGCGGCGGCATCTGGAGTCGGTGGCCGTCGTCGAGAACGTGAAGAAGGCTCTTCGCCAAGCTTTGAAGGTCTGCCACAAAGCAATCATCGACAACGATCACGAGTGGCTCGGCAAAGGATGGGACGGTTGTTCGGTGGCAGTGATCTTTGTTCGAGGAGATCGCCGCACCGTCCTCGCGGTCGGCTCCGTGTCGGTGTGCACTCCGACCGAATGCGTTCGCCCGAGAGACACTCCGACCGTTCCGTGCATGATGGATCGGTCGGTCCCGTTGCAGTTTGGTTTCTGCCCGTGCTGGCCGCTGCTGGGAATGAAAAACGTCCGCGACGACTCTGTTGGGTCGGGCACGGCGTTGGACTTCGACGCGCTTCCGTGCCACGAGTCCTTCACATCCGTCCCTCTTGCGGTGGCAGTCGGGCACGCGGTACCCGAGGCCGCGGTAGTCGCGGGCCTCGCGGGCCTCGCGTTGTCGTCGGCGACCGCCGCGGAGTTGGTCCAAGAACTTGCGTCGACGAGTCCTCGGCCCTCGTGCATAGAAATGTCCGACTGCGTGACCGTGTTGCTGTTGCCCGGTGCGGTCGGACAAGACGGCGGCGACGAACAAGACGGCAACGAAGCCGTTGAAACGCGGGCCAAAGACAAGCACCAATAAAAAATTTAAATAATTGCGGTAAGGTAAAAGTAAAGATTGTCAACGCACTTTTGAACCAGCAGGTTGGACGTACCGTTACCAAGAGTACCAATAGCGATGTTGTCGTTTTTCTCGACCCGCGACCCCTTTACCATGATTGGGGCAACCAGTGGTGGTGGCTTGGCGAACCAAGTGCGCCAACGACATCCTCCCAGCGCGACGGTGTACGTCAACTCCGTTCGTCAACCACAGTGTGAACCACGATGTGAACCACCTCCGTCCACGGCCACTCCAACGACAGGCTGGGTGTTTCCTTCAAAACGACCGCTTCCCGCCGACGTTTGTGCCGACGGTTGTGCCGACGGTTGTGCCGACGTTTGTGACGACGTTTCCGGTTCATTGTGCTCCATGACAACTTCGTCGAGGTGCACCGGCGAGTCGTCGTGGCTGTCCGGTGGTTCGGACACGGCGACGTGTTCGGACACGTGTTCGGACACGTCTTCGGAGTGGACCTCTCCAAGCGCCTCCTCGCTGATGTCTCTGTTTTCAGAACCTTGCTCTTTCTCGTCGAGCTCGGCCGGTTCGTCGATCACGGAGTTGATGCACGAAATGACCGACGCGGTGCACTGCGAAGGTGGCAGTGGGCAGACGGCGCTCAAACTCTACTCCGAACATTTGGCAGAGATTCGGTGCGTGGACCAGCAGGAAAAGGCGGTCGAAGTCGTCCATCGTCTCCTGAGAAATTTCACGTGCACGGTGCAGGACATGTTCGAAACGACCCTGCTGACGACGGGAATCAGTGAGCGGCGCCGGGTCACCGAGCTGAAGCAGTACTCGGACGCGGCACAGCAGCACCGAGACACCGTGTGCAAGTTGCAAGAAAAAATCGAGAACCAGACACTGCAGGTGGACGAACCGGTTGAGGTTGAAATCAAAGTACGTATTCCAAAGTGGTACCGTCGTCTGCTGATCTACCGCGAGTGCGGCGGGGAGGACCCGTTACCGCCGTGGATCGGAACCAGCTGCATCGACATTCCACCGCAGTACATGAGCCTCTACTGCCAGTGGTATGGACCCCCGTGATTAAGTCGACAATGATTTCCCAATTGTTACGTTTTTGTTTTTGTGTGTGTGTGTGTTTTATTGTTTGTAGCATTTTTTCACATGCAACTGAAGCCGGGGTCGATTGTGAAGCACTACCATGTGCGCTATCACGTCTCCCTTTTCGACTCGAATGTCCTCGGCGGTTTTGTTGCAGAGGGTCAGAGAGAGGGGGTGCGAAGTGCATGGTACAAACACCGGGTTGACGTCGATCTTCGGATCAAACAGCGCGTTAGACACACGACCGACGTGGCCCTTGGGAACTTTGATGGAGTAACCGAGACAATGCTGTTCGGTGGAGCCCGCCAGCACGGTGACGGTCGTTGAACTTTTCAAGTCAAAACCTTTGCTCAACGCAGCCACCGGCGGCAGTACGTCGGGACGTTTGACCTCCACCAAAATTCCGGGCGGTCCGCCGGGTGCAGTGACATGAATTTCCATGTTTTTGTAAATTTGTAAATTTGTAAATTTGTAAATGTACGTACATTTTTTTTATTCTTGCAGTGCCGACGCAGAAAAACCAACTACAACAATAGTTTTTTTTTTCTTGCGCCTATATCAAAAAGCCAAAAAAAAAAATTACTACTTCCAAATCTTACACAACAATGTCGCAAAAACCTGGCATCATGTTGATGCTCTTTGGGCTTGTCGTCGCGGCGATCAAAACCAACATCGTCGACTTTCACCCTCCAGTCGAAAACACAGACGGGGCCTCGGTGGCCAAAGTCACGGACAAAGTCACCAACCTCATCGGCTACGGCGCCGGACTCATGTTGTTATCACCCGCTTTGATAGACGTGGTTACTGGCAATATGCCAACAATGGACGCCACAGTCGCCTTGGGTATGTTTCAACTGATTCTTGCGATGAAACAAAGCGGCACCAAACTACCCGTCCCGTTCCTCCCCTCCGCGGGGATGATCAGTGTCTTGGCCAGCGTCGTTTGTCTCGCGGCGCTGTACAATGGCTCAACATCAATGATCTCCATCGCCGCCACTGTGTATGTCATCGGATTCATGTTTCGACAAATCGTCGACGAAACGTTGAACGAAAAAACCGCCGCAGGGCAGTGGGTCGGCTTCTGCACTAGCACAGTGGCCTGTTTGTTGGCGGGCTGGGCCGCTGTAAAAGGCACCAACGAATCCTCCGCCAAATCCTCCGCCATGATTTTGGCGCTGGTGATGCTCAGTCGAGTTTTGGACGACGCTGCTGGTCTGAACGCCGACGGACGTTTCGGTGCTGCGTCCAAAAACGACGACGTCAAAAAGGGGTTGGCCGTAGGCGAAACGTTAGCTCTCGCTGGCGCCATCCTGGTTCCCATCCTGACTCGAACGGGTGGCAACATACGAGGCGGCAACCTGTCATCTTATTTCTCCGACGCGTTGTTGTCTAATTTTTCTTCACCTTATCCGTAAGTTACTGTGTACCAGTGTATAAAAAAAAGGGGGTTTGTGGTCAGAAAAATAAAAAAAAGTATTCAAAAATTAAAAAACCAGGGGGGATTACCACCCGCATACATGGCAGGTAACCCGTGGTTGGCGGCCGGCGTGACCTCGGTGGTTTACCCGTGTTTGTTTAAAGGACAGCCGGCAATCAAAAAAGAGTGTCGAAACGACGGCGGCACCGTTGCCCGCGATACGTTTCTACACGACCTGAGGGTGCACCGAGCCCTTTTAAACATTCAAAGGGAATGTTCAACATGTTCAACACCACGATCGACACGATCGAAGCGCTCGACCGGCCGACCGAAAAGCCACTCGGCGGCGACGGACGTCGACGTCGCCCGAGTTCCCGAGATCTACAACTTCTCTGACCGCCACGTCGTCATGGAGCGTTTGTCGGGCACAGTGCACTACTTGATGGTTAACACCGAGTCGGCGGCGCGGCGGCGGCGCGTTGCCGTGAGGGTCATGCGGCAGCTCAGTGCGCTGCTGGCACGACTGCAGCGCCGTTGCCAGTTTCTGCACCGTGATCTGCACGCCTCCAACGTGATGTACACGGTCATGGACAGAAAGTCTGAATGGAATTGCCCGGTAAGTCGGTTGCAGTTTTACTTGATCGATTTTGGGTACTCTCAAATGCGGTGGCGCAAAAAACTGTTGTTCATTCGTCCCATCTTGCACCTTGAGCGTCTGCAGCGGCGATTGACGTACGATCGACGCTTCAACTCGAAGCACGACCTGACCACGCTGGTGCTGTGCATGCGGGACTACTTTGGCGAGGATGCCAGCGACGTCCCTCGGTTTTTGGCCGACATTTTGGAACAATTTTTTAAATGCGCTCTGCGCAGTCGGGCCTACACCGTCGAGGGTCGGGACGTCTTGAACATACGACGACCGAGTTTGGGCTTTAACCCGGGAGGCGCCACCGAACCCCCGACCTTTTGGTTCGCCTACGGCGCCACCGCACACTTTCGTAGCCTGTGTGCCACGCCGCGGTTCGTGTTGGATCGCACCCAAAAAATCAAATAAAAACAACAGAAAAAAAAAAAGAAAAAAAATTGCTTTATTATTTTTTATTATGTGGCTCGTGTTGCAAACGATGCTGGTTCTGTACGTGGTTTATTGCTTAAGTTTTTGTGGAATGGTTGCGCGCACAGCGATTCAAGAAAATTGGTGTCGTAACGGAATGGGGGGGGCCCCTTCGCGAGTACCCATTGATGGTGGTCGTGCTACACAAAAAAATGGCTGACGGCGTCGTCGGAATCGTACTCAAAGTCCGACGAGTATGATTTCAATTCTTTGACCTCCTCTCGCAGTGCTTGGACCTCCGCGATCGCTGCGTTTTTTTCATCAATCAACTTTTTGATTTTTTGCGTCAACCTTCTTTTGAAATCTTGTTTTTGTTTTGGACCGAGCGACGCTGTCGCCTCCTTGACTTCGAACACGACTGACGGAAGAGCAAAGGGCTGACCTCCAACGCTCACCGTGATCGAGCCGTCCTCATCGTCCACCACACTGTGGTACAGACATGAAGCTGCATCGACGCGATCCTGAGAAACTGCCACGTGCACAATGGTGCTGCTGTCAGACATTGTGTTGTTTTTGTTCCGACATTTTATTTTATTTTTGTCATCCGGTAAAACAAACAACATTTTTTTTCCCCTTCAGTACAACAGACTATCCGAGATCGATTCAAAGGCCATTTGTTTCGCATTCATGTCGGTCTCGAGTTGCTCGAGTCGTTGATCGTCGTCCCGCAATTCCTTCTCGACCAAGCGTTCGTGTTTGCGTACCACACCATGTCGTTTGCGTAAATACTGACGTCGGTTGGTGCGGTACTTGCTCCGGGCCGACCAAAAAGCTGTTCGCACCACCATGACCCGATCGTTTTTTCGAGCCAACGCGTTTCGGCGGCGTCTCATTCGGCGCCACACGTGCGACATGAGCGTAAACCATTCGTCGTCAGAAAATTCGTCCAACGTCTTTGGCGGCCGTCCCTCGTCGCGACACATCGGACAGCGAGAGTCATACCGCAGCGATTGCACAATGCAACTCGTGTGAAATTTGTGTGAACATGCCAGAGTGTGACAAGGCTCGTCGCCGCACGTCGCCGCAAGGCAAATGGAGCACAGGTCGTTGGCGGTCGTCATGGGTTTTATGTTGCTGTTATTTTTTTTTCGGCGGCCGTGCTGACAAACGTCATCGCTTCCTGCACCGATCGCGTTATCAGATTGGGAGCGGACGGTGGTTGGAGTTTAAAAGCAAATCGCAGAGCTGTGTCGACCAACGACGAACCAATCACAATGGCGCTTGCGAAAAATTTGTCGCGGATGTCGTTTTTGTGTTCTTTCATAAATTTCACGACGGCCATGACTTGAGACATTGTTACGCTCGGAATTTGTGCACCGTCAAAAACGATTCCAAGACGCTCGGCACGTCTTATCGTGATCAAAATTCGTTGAAGGAACTGTTCGAACTGCTGCGTTGTCGGTGAAGAATTTTTGAGTGTGACTTTCACAACATCTTTTTCATAAAACTCCCATGTATCCCACATCGTTTGCTTTTTTGTTGATGTGATGCAAGATTTTTTTTTTATTTGCAATGGCCAACTATAAATGAAAAAGTGTCACCTGTGCTGAGCTCTGCTGCCCGGACAGTTTCACTTAACTTTGTATTACATGTAGGGCCATGGCCTAGCCCTTGGGTACAATGTAAAAAGACACCACGCCGCCCCCCGCTGTGACAAAACAAATAATGCCAGGAAAAAATAAAATGACGCATCATACACTTCAGGTGGTGATGACGACGGACTGCGTAACACCGGTCCTTGTGGACAGCCTGCGTGAGCACTGGAACAAATACGGGGTTTTTAAAAAAACAGCACCAAACGTGTCTCACAGTCGTTTTGAACAGCACTTTGTGTTTTTGCGACCTCAACGAGCTACTAGGCACAACATGTTCGGAGCGTTTCTGGATGGCGTCGTTCGGAATTTAAACAGACTAGGCATCGCGGTGGTTGATGTCACGGTAGAACTGCGACGGAACCACGACGTAAAGTTTGATCCCCAACTCCTGAAAGTGGTGTCGTGGTACGCCGAGGACATGGGTCTGCCAATAATGAATCCCGACGCCGACTTTTCGAAGTACACGTTTTTGATGAAAAAAAACAAGATGTTGGTCCGTTCTCGAGACAAGGACGTCGTTCAGTTATATCGGTGCGCCCTGTTGGCGGCGGAAATTGTCAACTCTTTTTATTGGAATGGGAAGAAGTGTAAATAATGTTTTTTTTTTACCCGGCGTCCTTTCATTCTTCCCATTCCAATGTATCAATAGTTTCAACCCGGCGTTCCACGGTGTAGAAACTCTGAAGAACGTCTATGCAACAACAGTATCGGAACAGAACGACACAAAAACGTATGTAGAGACATTGTTTTGTGAGTTTTATAACTTATATAAATGTTACATGATTTTTTGAACGCCTCCAACAAAAAAATCATTGCCTGGCACCCCTCTGCCTGTCGCCCCTCTGCCTCCTCGACCTCCTCTGCCTGGTACCGAACATGTGGAATACTACACCCCAGAGGAGTTGGTGAGTGTTTGAGGTACTAGTTTACGCATGAGTGCGAACTGTACGTCCCTCCAAATCATAAGGTTTTTCGATTTAAGCCACTGTTTCAATTTGGAGGTTGTATTCTTGTCGTAATTCTCGTCCACAACGTAGATGCCCATTTTACCGGGAACCCCTCCCATGTTTCTCAGGCTCGCAAAGTTCACCTTTCCCTTTTTGATGGAGAAGATGCTTGTGAGAAGGAGTTCGCACTGAGACACATCCACTTCCATTTCCAGAGCCCACTTTGCCATTTTCTCCGCGTCTGGAGTTTTTGTCTCCCACACATACTTCCGAACCGCATCTCTGATGTTACTCAGTTTGAATTTTGCCTTTTTGTGCTCTGGGTCGTTGCACTCCCACACCCCAGATTTTCTTAATCCGTTGAACCACGTCTTTGCACTACCTTTTGGAATGCTGCTGTACTCCGCATATTCCCCATTGAGTATTTTGTCGATGTCTTCCTGATAAGACGCACCGTGCCCTTCCAACTCCACACCCACACCCACACCCATCTCTTGAAGAAGCTTTTTGAGAATATCATAGTGGCGCGTTCCTACCGTCACACATGGCACCTTTTTCAAAATCCAGTCCACAAATGCGTCGGAGCCCTTTCCAAAAATTATCTTCACATTCTCCCGTGTCATAGACTTGCTCACTCCCACGGTGACATGAGTGGCACGCGGAAGTTTAACTTCGTAAGATATGTCATCACCCCATTTGTACGCGGAGACCATGAAAGGTTTCCACTCTTCTTCATACCCCTTCCGGTTGATGAATACGTGATACTCCTGCATGATGCCCTCGTTCTTGAGCCTTTCCAGTATCACCGATTCAAGATCCGCAATTGCAGTGTCTGTGGGAACCACCATGTCCAATTGTGTAGTAGTCATGTTTCTTAAAGGTACCACTAGCTGAAGAGTCACATCACCTCCACCTGCTAAGGGAAATCCATTAATGAATTCATCTGATTTGCTGTCTGCTTTCATTTTTTGCTGAATCTGCAGAACTGGTACACCGAATTTCTTCATATTCAGATATTTCGCGTACGGATTCTCCTCTTCGGGTTGTGTCTGTGTTTCCTCAACAACTGCATCTCGTACTTTCTCCTGCGACGTCTCCTGAACTCCATCTTCCACCACGGTGGGAGACACCTCTACTTCCATCGGCTCGGAGTCTTCTGATTCTCGTCCCAGTGCATCTACGCATCGCAATGTGAGCGGTGATCTCGTTCTCTGAACAGAGATCTCAGACGCTTCATTGTGCCGGGCCGGGTTCCATTTTCGATCTTTCCCGTCGTAGAACCCCAGAGGGTTGGTGCGAAGAGATATCTTCTTCACTAGACTCCCCTCGTGGTACACTCGAACCTCGTTGAGTACATCCAGCTCCCCCGGCTGAAAGGTGATGTTCAAATAGTCATTTTCGGTGCGAGTAGACACGATGCTTGGTGTGCTTGGTTGAGCGGGCATGTCCCAGTAGTGGTTCCTCACGGACTCTCCCGAGGGCCCACACAGCCTGTACAGACCGTCGCTCCACGACTTCTCCGGAAGGGGGCACACGTTGATATCCACGATTTCTTTGAATCCTGTAGACACGATTTCATACTTCATGGTTCGCACATCACCATTCCCTCCTAACCGTGGAGATCCAAACGCGGGGGTGCCATACTGGTCCATGTCCACATTGTAGTTGAGCTCGAAGAACCGCAATGCGTTTCTCACGTAGTACTCCTTTGTTTTGTCCTGTGCCACCCAGTACTCCTCACACCCGTCGTAGAGGCACTTCCCCTTCAAAAAGTAAGGCTGCTCCGGACTCCTCGGAAAAATTCGCAGAACCATAAGGCAAACGATAGGATCTTTGAACTTCTCTGTGTCCCTGAGAAACTTCTGGTCGCGCAAGTCAATTCTAGAAAGATCCGTTTTCAACTTCATGAGGTTTGCTGCCGTTAACTTTTCCGCAATGGCAATACCCCCTGTGGCTCTGTCAAACTCAGAGTCCAGTTTGCTTCGCACCTCGCGGAGGTTCTGCTTCCCTGCATCCAGTGCAGATTCCGCCTCCTTCACGTTGTTGCTCAAAACGCAGTCCTCGTCCGTGCTGAGCGTGAAGGTGCTGTTACTACCCTTCTGCAAAAACCACCCAGTCATGTCTCCGTGCTTCACTCTAGCCCCCATGACGATCTTAGCAGAACCGGAGGTCACATAGTGCCCCACCGTCGCGGGATTTCCCTCAGGCTCCTCTTTGAGTATCATCATGTTCGGATTGTCCAGTTGCAGCCTCATCGTCGAGTAATCGATCTTGTCCACGCTCGAAACCTCCACGTAAGATGTCGAGTCGCAAAATTTGCTCACCTTCTTCTTGTAGCTCTTCAGCACGTCCACTTTCTCCATCGCATCCGTCTCCTTGCGTCTGTCTACCAGACCGGAGAAGTAGTCGTATGCTCGGGCGGACTGAGCTTTTGCCGCCTCTCCTATGCGTTTTGCCTTCTCCTGCAACCCCCCGAGGATGGAGGGGCTTTTTCCGAAAAAGTCGTTCAGCTTCGCCTCTAGATCTCTGGCGTCGAGCACTTTTCTCGGAATGGAAGAAGTCATGGTGATGTACATTTCCTGAAACGAAATGTACTTCTCCCACCTATCCTTCTGGCGCATGTCCTTTGTGCCACCCACTTGGTCTAAAAATTTTATAAGGTATGGCAACAGCGTTCCCGACTGTTTTTCTGGATCGGCGGAAGACGCCAACGTAACTCGTATGTCATCTTGCATTTTGTTCGTGTAAAAGTCAGACGTGCGATTCTTAACTATAATTGCAAGGCGATTTTTTGCATCAGTAATAATAGACTCAAGAGCCTCGTCGGCGTTATCTACGGAAGACTTCCCATCATCATTCACATCAGGCATGGAAGACAACACCGTGCCCGCTCCTGAACTTTCTAGACTCCTAATTTTGTCTGTGAGCATCTCAATAACCTTATCATTCGTACCAGCATTCGGGGCGGTCTGCTCTTCCCTGAGACGTTCGTTTTCCGCTCTGAGTTGTTCGCACTCTTGTCTAATATGGGTTGGGACGGCGACGTCGTCGGCGCTCCCTCTGCCTCCTCGGTCTGTCACCGCCCCTCTCGCACTTGCTGGTGTTGTTTTCTGTTTCGTCCCTGGCTTCAATGCTGTTCCGATCGGCTGTGGTGGTAGTGGTGGGGGGGGACCGGCCGAAGTCACCAGCTCTTTGAGAAAGTCCTCGCATGACTGATTATCCGTTAAATTTAATTTGTCTTTTGGCAGGGTATCGAAGCCAGAGATCAAATCGTGAGGATTTGGGTTTAACACAATGACCATGTAGTTGCCATTCGCCAGTTTTTGCAACGCCATTGCGTATTTTTTTGTATTGATGATCGGGTAGACTGTGCACTGCATATTTTTCGCAAAAACGCTCCCAGTGACGCGCTGCTGTGAAGCGTTTGCTATTGCGGCGTCGAAATCCTGTCCGGTAAAGTCACCGCCATTTAACTTAGTGGGTACATACGATTCAACGTACAATTCGATAATTTGAAGCAGCAGTCGAACCTGAGCGGTTCTGTTACTGGTGACAATGGTGACTTCTTCTTGTGCCAGATTGTTGACCGGACTGTCTGAATTGTCCATGCTTTTCAGGCTCAACCGAAAGGTCATCTTTCTTGTTTTGCCGAAATATTCATTCAATCCCGGTCGAACGTCGACAATTGTAAACTTGGGCATTTTGTTTTTTTTATTGTTACTAAACAAAAAAAAAGTGGCAATCTCTAACTAACCAAAGTCGGCGGAACAATTTTTTGCTGGCATGAGCACCAGCAGCCCCGGTGAAAAAACCTCCGCGGCGACCACCCCGGCGCCTCCGACCGTGCCGTCGGATTTGCAGTGCCCGGTTTGCTACGAGCTATGCATTTACCCTCGAATTTACCCCGACTGCGGGCACACGGTGTGCTCGCCATGCATGGCTGAAATGGACAACCGTGTCGAACCAAGCAGCACGTTCAACATGATCATATTTAAATGTCCAATTTGCAGGACCCCGAGCTTTTCACATTGGAACACCAGACCCATCAACCACCACATCACTTCGATGATCGAGGCTCACCCGTCGTACGTCGATACCGCCAACGAGAAAAACATGTCCAAGTACACCACCATCCGTTTTGACAGCCACACGGACACAAACCTCGGCCTGATCGCGTCCAACGCTCACGCCAACCAAACGATCCGGCTTTACGAAAGCATTCTGCCGCACCTTGTCAAAGCGGCGCGGCTGGGGCAGCTGCGGGTTGAGATTACCGACAACGTACCGTCGATACAGCGCTGCGTCCGATCACTGTCCACGCTGCTATTCAAACGCAACAACATCTATCGCATCACTTGCTCCCGCCACGAGTGCGTGGTCTACCTGTTGCCGGTGCTCGAGAGATACACAAACACGTTTACCAACCGAGATTTTCAAGACGCCAACGAGACGACCGGCGAGGAGACCGGGCACGCCGGTACGTTTTCGTCGTCGGCAGCGGCGACGGACGTCGCCAACTTTCAAGCCGTGTCGGACGAGATTCGGCAATTAATTTTAGCAAGCAGTGCCCCGTTGCCGCCGCCACCGCCCAATTCTACTGGCAGTTTGCAACCTGTTCCCCGCACCAGGCAGCGTCGTCGTTGAATATGTGCGAATGAAAAAAAATAGTGAGCCAAAAAGTAAAAATGGAACCAACCTTTCGAAGTTTGCCCGACCAAGAGTACAAGCGCTTTGTCGTGTATGTCTTGAACGGTTGCTCAAACAGCGCGGAACTGCTGTCTTTGATCAACAAAACGTGCCCCCAGGACGTGCACGTGCAGAACATCGAGGCTCTGCCGTCTCGTCCCGAGTGGTTGGACGGCGTGCCGATCCTTGCAAACAAGGACGACATGACAATTTATCGCGGCAGTGATGCGTTTCGTTTTGTCAGCAACCATGTCCAGACGCCGCCGAAGAGAACTTCCAAATTGTCATCAAAACATTCGTCTTTTTGCTCCAAGCCACACACCGCCGTCTCCTTCTCCAACAACCTGTTCGAACAGGTGCTGTCCGACCCCCCAGCCACACCAGACAACGAGACTTTTGACTTCAACAAAAAATTGGAATTGTATCAAAAACAACGAAAAAGTTTGACTCTAGATATAGAGAAGGCACATATGAAAATGAACTAAATTATTTTCCTTAAAAATTTTTCCCAGAACATGGTAGAAGTCAGAAAAAAAACCTGAAAAAAAGGAGTCAGAAAAAAAAAAAAATTAACGGAAAAACTCAAAAACTACCAGGAAAAACGAAATTCCAAATTCCAAAAAATTACCAGGAAAAACGGAAAAACTCATAAAGTCAGCCCAACCCACAACCACACCACACACAAATAAACAGATAATGTCGAACAAACAAATAGTCTTAGCATGCATTTGCGTAAACAAATTATGGCCAACAGGTTCTAAAAATTCATCAAGCAATGCCCCCGATGCTACGTTTACTCTTAAAAGCGCAAACCAAACGCCAAAATCGCATTATGGTAACGCACCAGAGATATCTACACGTCATGCAACATCAAAAGAAGGAACTTTTTTTATGGGTAACAGGCATGACTTGTTAATTCATGAGGTTGTGCTGGAATTTGAAAGTAAGGTGGTGAAAGATAGCTCGTTTGAACAGACAAAAGAAATCGTCATCTCAGGTTGGAAAAAAACCACAAGCAACAATTTTTTAATACAAATTCAACGACAGCACATGGTGACGGAGGGTACTGTCATTAATATTGGTCAGTCAACGGCGACGGTAATTTCTGTGGTGTTGACAATAAACGTTGGGGAGAATAATTACGAAGAAGACGGCCTCGGAATGGACAAGCTGTTGTACGACGAATACGACCGCGTCGTCGGAATCGTCAAAAAAGTCAGCACGACCTCAACGACCTCGACGACTTTGACGGTTGAGTCTAAAGTGGGCAACACGAACTTCTCCAGTTTATATTTTTACAAGTGGGAAAAAAAACAAAATTGGGAGAAGACAAAAAAACAAATTCATCACAACACTGTTGATGCTGAGTGGTGCATTCACCCGGACGAATTTGGTATGGAAACGAAAGATAACAACAGTTTGACTTTGACGGTGGAGGGTGTCATTTTAGATGTTATTCCACACAATGGCGGCAGCCGTGCCGCGGTGCGGTTGTCCTCGGGAGCAGTGCAAATGGGATCAGTGCGTATGGGGGGCGACTCCCACAACAACATTAAGATGATACGTTATTTTACGTTTCACAATTGCGCACACTTGATGTATCCTGAAAAAAAATTAACAAACATTCGTCCGAACAGTGGCCCTACAGCGGACATCAAAACCTTTTTCGAAAATTATTTGCTACCGAAGACCTACGAAGAGCTGAAAGCTTTATTAGCGCCTAGGTTGGGACCCTTTTCGATTTTGAGTGGTGGTGACGAGCTTTTGATTTTACGGCAAGGACCTTTTCATCCTTTTCAAGATCAATGCATTTTCGAAGTCATGAACAGTCACCAATTCCACGGTAGCATGCTCTCCGGATGGTTAAAAACAGACCGCTTTGCCGAACGACGGATCCAGATCGTACGTGTTATTGTTTCCGAACTCAAAAGACGATTGTGTCCTTTAACCCTTATGGAGTCGCCGGTATTTGCCGGTATGTTGTGGGACTACGAAAACTACGAAAACGAAAATAGTTTGCAAAAAAAATTTGAAACCAAAAGCAACTACATAAAAGTATTTCAAAAAGTACGCAACATGACAACAATTGCAACGTTTAATGGATTCCGAGATGTTATTCAAATGGCTAATAAACATTCTGCCGTCAATTGGGATGAAAGGTTGAAGCATCAGACCGATGTTCTTCGGATGCTGTACAATGAAATTGGGGTAGACATCCAAAATTTGGATCAAAGACCTTTGCTGCCGCCGCCACCGAATACAGTACCTCGAGGCATAAGTAAAAGAAAGTGGGAAAATGTACAAAACGACGATGGGACTAAGGGTAGAGTGTTTCCCACCATGTTCTACCTGTCGTACGACATGTCCGGCGGTAAACGTAAAAGAACCTCGTCGGATCAGGTCAGAAAACAACAACAAAGAGTAGTCTGATTGCTGCGTTTTTTTTTTCATTTGCAAGTAGTAAAAAAACAAAAACAAAAAGAGTAATATTTGAATATTTAAACAACATACATGGACGTCTTCTTGGACAGCTTTCCCTTCGACGTCGTTGGCGTCGCAGCTCTCGTGAACAGCGACTTCGAAGAATTGAACGAGGATGACTTCGACTTCGAAGAATTGGACGAGAATGACTTCGAAGAATTGGACAAAGCTCTCGTGAACAGCGACCCGTCCTCCTCGTCCTCCTCGTCCTCCTCGTCCTCCTCGTCCTCGTCCTCCTCGTCCTCCTCGTCCTCCTTGTCGTTGTCGTCCTCGAAAAAGAAAACTTCTGGCAAACCTCTAAAGTATTGGAAAACGACAAACCCAAACACGCTGAGTTCAACGGCCGTTACAGTCCGTAAATACATTAATGAAAAATTCGCCAATGATAAAGAAAATCCCAATTTCTTTGACGAGTTTTTCAATCCGCACGACCTAAAGTTTAAGAAAAAACAATGGCCAAAGCTGTCACAGTTGTCACTGACGAATGAAGAAGACCTTCGGAATTTTTTTAAAGAACAATTGCCCCGGGTAACGCCAAGAGACATCGAATTTATGAAAATTTGTGACCGATATCAGTCAAGAAACGGCAGCCAGTGGGTGGTCTTTCCTCCTTCCAATGAACCAGGATAAAAAAATGATGATTACACGATTTGAGCGGGCCTCGTTGATCGGTGAGCGAGTCTGGCAGCTGGCGCGCGGCGCGACCCCCGCTTGCGACGTCAGCGACCTTGAAGACGAATTTCAGATCGCAGAGCGCGAAGTCACTCTGCAAGTCATTCCGATCCAAATCAAGAGGGGACAAGCAGTGCTGAACATTGCGCGATTTAAATGGACCGACACAAAGTTCTCGTGAGGTCACTGGAGCAGCGCCGCGTCAAAAGCTTGGCGCATCTCGGTGAAGCAAGTTCGAACGTGTTCCACCGCCGTCCGCAGTGTCTGCTCTGGCGTCCGTTGCCCATCAGTCCGAATTTTGATCGCAATCTCGTCGACACTGACGTTCTCATGCTCCACAGCAAAAGCGCAGTACTCGACGTTGGCATGTAGAGTGAGTGCGAACGTGACGACGCAGTTGCCGAGCGTGTGGTCTTGATTTTTGAGGTGAAACGTTCGAGGAGCTGTCGACAGTTGCACATTATTCATCCTGTGTTTATTTTCTCCCTGGTTTTTTGACAATGCGTGACACAATGCGCAAGCTACACAAATAAAAAAAATAAACAAATAATACTTTACTTCCTTTCAATTCCTCAAACTTTAGACCTTTTTTCGCTGCCCGTGACCATGTGACGGTTTGACGAGCTCGCCGACGTCAGCTTTCTCTTTTTCTGTTTTTTCCCGCTCTTCGGCACGACTTCGCAGCGGGCAAACTGAGGAATGGTGTGCATGGCCACGTTTGGCGTCCGTATTTTTCTTTCCAACACCGTCACGAATTCCGACAGGGTAGGCAGGACTTTCACAATGCGTCGGAGTGCTCTAATCAAACAGCTTTCGCACGGAGTGTCCCGCTCCCACCGATCGCATGTCGTCTCGCAGTCACAAGTGTCACGGTCACCGCCCCCGCTTTCCTCCAGCACAAATTCGTAGACAATACATCGAAGAGCTTCGACACGTTGTTCGTCGCTGTGCAAGTCGGTGCAGTGCTCCCGAACCCGGTCTCCGACGTAGAACCACAGAATAGCAGTCAGTGAGTGCACCAACCCCTCGACGCACAGTTCCTCCACGACTTGACGCTGCAAAAGATTGGACTTGCCGTGCATCAGAACACACGAAACTGCACCAAACGCCGCCCCGCCGCTGGAGTTCAGATGATTGTTCAGAAGACTCACAAAGTGCTGCCATGGCCGTTGGACTTGAGCAAAGATGGCCTGCCACGCTTGACCGTAGTCCCTCTCGACGAGAGTGGCCAGCCCAATCTCACCCACGCGCAAAAACTGCATTGGGACCACAAACTCGATTTGGTAATCGACCGCAACCGTGCACGACACTTGAACCAAAAGGCGACGCAGCGCAACGTTCAGGGCGAAACCTCCTCCTCCCCGATGTTTCGACGGAGGCGCCACGAAAGCCTTTAGACTTACGTTTTGGCCGCCAGAGGGGATCGATACGCAAAACAGGGGGTCTGTTTCGGTCATATCGAGCAGCCGCACCAGAGTGGGCAGGTACTGATCGAAGCCGACGTAGTGGTTCACCCATTCCTCTTGCTCGTCGCTCGTGATCGGGTCACTTGGATGCCAAATCTTTCGCAAAGTGGTTCTTGCCGACGCCACAACGTCTGCGATGGACGACGAGGGCGCCACGCACCGCTCGCGCACCCGTGCGTAGCATTCGGCAGCAAGTGCGTGGCAGCATAGAAAGTAGAAGCCTCTCGAATGATTGCGCCATACCACTCGTCCCGGTCTGCTCTCAAACGTGCCGTAACTTTTGCAGGTGACTTGTCGTGTAAGAACACCGATCGCGTGCACCGAATTCCAAATCTTATATCGATCACGCTTGTGTTGAACGTCGGATCGCGCGTGGTCGAAACTAAACTGACGTCCATTTTGAGTCAACCCCTGCCAACGGCGGTTGTCGCTCTCGTCAAGGCAACACTTGGATGTGATGTACTTGACAGTCGCTAAAAACTTTAAGTTTAGCGAAATCATATTAAGCATGCTCGCCCAAATGTTACCGTAAAAGTGTCCAAGAAAGGCGTCTGCCACGTCCCAGAGGCAGTTGCGACAATCTTGACACTTGCACAACTTTGACACAAATCTCGCACCCGCCGTTGATGCTGTCGCTACCGCAGCAGTGGCCACCACGGATACCGGCAGTTCCGACAGCAAAACATACATTACTGTGGCGCTGTTTTCGTTGACCGTACTCTGCGCCTTGTCCTCCAGAATTTTAAACAGATGTTTCGCGTTAGTCGCACCGTACCGTAAACACCAACGTTCAAACAGGGTGGTCGTAGTGGTCGCGGCGCCGGCGCCGGTGGTCACTGGAACGGCACTGAGGCGCGCTTGAAATTCGGTGCCATAGGATCTGATGATGCGAAGGACCTCGTTAAAGTTGTTTCGGTTGTGCCTCGCCAGCTGATTCTGCTGAGCCACGGTCTTTCCGACGTTGCGCAGTTTGCCCGGATTTACTCCGTCGAATGGGACCAACTTCTGGCATGTGCCGCACCACACTTTCGTGATGTTCTTGTCAATGGCCGCGTGCCCGTTGGGCAGATTGCTGATGCGGATAGAATTGTCATACGTCTTGGACTTCATATATTTCAACGGAATGTCGAACGGCAACGACCCGTTGGTGCGGGGAATCAAACGGATACGAGTGACGGCGTCGCTGGCGCGTTTTATCGTCGTCCCCACAGTGAGCGTACACTCGTGGCGGCTGTTAAGGACGTCAAGGCCGCCGGGTGTCACAGTGACCCGCCGCACAACGTCGCTGCTGTGGCTGGTCAGGTCGATTTCCCAGTGAGTGCTTTCGTCGTCGTCCAAAGGATCCTCTGGTTCTGTGACTCGATCAACTTTCTTACTCAGCAACTTCGCCACCATACGCCGCAAATCCCCACACAGCAGCGGTGCAAAAACGTCTTTTTTCCCCTCAAGAATGCTCATCTGTGTCGCGCGAGAAAAGCATTTTTTCCATTTTTCCAAGCACTCGGTGGCCGTGACAAAGACCAACGGTTTGCTCAGTCGCCGGTTTGCCTCCAACTCTTTTGGACATAACGCCTTTTCAAAATTGACGAAATCTGCGAACGAAGCAACCTCGCTGGTCGTGCTTACAATCGAGCTCATTTGAAATTTGACTAAAAATTTGACCTTTGCCAGTTTGTTGATCCTGGTTTGTACTTTCACCTAAAATTTTACTTTTCCTGGTTTTTCTCGCCTTTTTTTGATCAAATCAGACCTGTCAAAGCCCCACAATAATGTTGCCCCCTTCACAAAAAAAGAAAACAAGTAACAAGCCAATGCAGCGATGCACACTCATGATGTCTTGCAACATCGGAACGGACGTCAGGGTAAAGATGCAGCTTAACGGTTTTGACGCAATGCTTTCCAATGACGTCCAATACTTACTTCCGGTGTCGACCCAGCGACTGAGGTTAATAGTGGATGGCCAGCCCCGTGACGTGGTAGTGCATCAGGGGGGGTGTACCGAAAACGCGTGGGCGGTACGCTTTGACACAGTTCGAGTCGTAAGAGGCAACGACGGTGAAAGAATTGCGCGGTCGTTACAAGACACCAAGGTTCATATCTATGAGGTCGAGAACAACATTCTGCATCAGATGGTGCTGAGCAAGGGACAAGAGACCTTGGTCTTGCGGGACATGTTGACAGGGTTGCAGGACCGCGTTCATACAATGGAACGCGATGCTGAGCGTCTTAAACGGCGGATCGAGCGTGTACTCGAAAAGTGCCTCGCACACTTAAATGATGAGGCACACGACTCCCAAGCACTCCGTGGCGTCGTACACAACACGCACCAAAAAATTATCAACATGTTGCTGTGAAACCAAATAATTGGACAGTGGACCCCCCAATTTTCTTGTATTTATTTATTTTCAAAAAACCAGGAAAACACGGCACACCCCAGCTAGACACTCCAAAAAAAAAAATGGTGTTTTCAATTGTCAAAGAAGACCAAGTATCAGTGTTCAACCCATTTTTGGAGAACTTAAATGCCGAAAGCTATGTCCCAATACATAACTTCTACAAGGACGAGTACGGAATTAACAACCGACTGCGGGTCACGTGGTGTGTACCAACTACGTACAACTTGAAGAACGTGCAGCTTGTCACCTACGCAACCGACGGAGTGGAAAAAAAGAAAGCGGAGGTACCTTTTCAACCCGTCGGTACACGATCCGGTGACCCGACTTTTAGCCGTGACGGCGACCGAGTCACCGTCGAGTTTAGAATTAACCAAGTTTCCCGTTCCTATCGCTGCTTCGACGGAGCAGTAACTAAATTTATCGTTCGTTTGGAGGAGCAATTGTTGGTCACAGAGCCAATCAGTGAGTTTTCCTCGTCCTTTGAGGTCTTTTCCAAGAGAAAAATACCTCGAAGTCACCGGAAAAACACCACAAGTCCCCGCCCCAAGAAGAGAAGAAGACCGGTTGCGCGTTTGCCGGAGTTTGCGAAGACGGCACCCCCGATGACGGGCCAAGTGAACGAGACAATGTTAGAATGCCATGAGGACATTGTTCGTTCGTTTGCAGAAGTGGTCCAAGTGATGTCGCACATGATTAACCGAATCAAAACGTTAGAAGACAATTTGAGAGAAAGCAAGGTCGACTTCGATCGCGACCTCGAAAATAGAACACGATACCTCGAGTCGATGATCTTTGCCGGCACGATGGTAGACCCCAAAGAGCAAGAAAAAGTAGAAAACACTTGTGAAAACACTTGAATTAATTTATTTTTTATTTTGAGGGTATCATATGGCGTCGATGATCTTGCCCTCCGCATTGCTTATTGTGCGTTGCTTATGCTCCCGTGTTATTTCCGTAAGCTCCACCTCCTGTGGGATGGCGGCGGGTGGATGATCTTCGTACAGGCTGCCGCTGATGAACTGCTGTTTCAACGGGGACAAAACGATCGAGGGGTTGTGTTTTCTGGGTGTGCTGCTGGTTGCCGACTCTTTTTGGTTCTCTTCTTCGATGTCCAGCAGCGAGTCGTTTAACTTTTTGTTCAAGCTTTCCAGTTTGGACAGAAAGTGCCGGACGTGATCCTTGTGTGTCGACGGCACTACGTTGCCGTTCTCGTCGTAAGTGCAGTACGGTGAGACACCCTCGAGAAAGCACCAAATTTCACGCTCAAGCGTATTGTAGATGTTAAAAAACATTAAATACTTTCTTTCCCACTTGAAGAACGCCGAGCAGCTATTGACAATCGAAATGGTGAGCGACAGCGACCAAGACGCCCACCAGAGCCCCGCGGACGTGTGATCGGGGCTGGTGGTGTTGATGTTGTTGATCGAAATAAAACTTGTCACTAGTATTGAAGCGATTCCCGTGAACAGTGTCGTGCCGGCGTGCAGCCGCCCGGCGCTCAGCAGCTTTCTACGAATTCTAAAAATGCACTGCGTGTATCGCACGATCACCAGCTCTCGCTCGTTGTCTACCAGCGACGGCGCCCTTGCGTATAGCCACTTCTGAATGAATTGCACGTTTTTGGAGTCTCGGCTCGGGGCTAGGCAACAGCAGATAGGGCGTGTCGCTTCCCGAATAAGGGCGGAGCTGAATGCGAACGAATTGTAGTCGAATGCTTTTTTCGAGTTCTCCCCATAATCTTCTTTCTTCTGCGTGCCACGCTGTTGCATGGATCGACAACGGTGAGACGACAATAAAATAAACTTTTTTAACTTTTCACACAACAACTTTTTTTTTTGAAAAACATTCTACAACACCGGGTTGAACTTCTTGCTGTCGATCTTGCTGTCGATCTTCCCTCTCTTGCGTTTGCCGATGCACTTGCACACTTGTTTTGGTGACATTCTTGGAGTGTCGGAGCGAAACCAATCGTCCGCCAGCACTTCGGCAAACGTGGGTCTTTTTTCTGGCACCACTTGCAGCATGCTGACGATCAATGTTTCGACCAACGACGACACCGGTTCCCTGGGATGGTCGAGGTATATTTCAGGTAAATATGTTGTGTCGGTGATCCTATCTGGATCCGGGAAACATTTAAACAGCAACACGAACATCAAAACTCCCAGCGACCACACGTCCGATTCCACTCGATGACCGACTTTGTTCACTTCTGGAGCCATGTAGCTCCGCGTGCCATGTTCCGCCGTCACATTTTTCAATTCACTACCAAACGCTACGTCAATCAACGTGACACTCCCATTTTCATCGATCAAAAAGTTTTCGGGCTTGACGTCACCATGCTTAAACCCCAACACCTTTAAGTCGCGCAAAATCATCACTATCTGACGCACCACCCTCTTCACTTCCTCTTCCTTGACATATTCCTTGGAATTCACAAACTTTTCAAACAAATCCGGCCCCTTGAACGGAAAAACCAACAACAGGTTGCTGTCTTCGCTGTACAGCATTTGCACGACGTTGTCTACCTTCCCCATCGCTTTTAACATATTCTTTTCCATCAAATATAAACTTTGATCGCTGACTTGCTTCACCACGACATCTTGATCCCCGAGTTGTCGAAACCACACCTTCGCGTACCCACTTTCGTATTTTGGTCCACCTTCGTATGTCGGTGATGTTTTTACTGTCGATAATAACAACTGCTGGCTCAACCCTTTTGTGTTTCGAGACTTTTCAACATACTCCGACGTTGTTGCTGTCATTTCCGTCATCATTGAAATTTTCAATATCGTTGTCATTTCTATTTCTCACTGTTGTTCTTTAAATTTCTCCTGGTAAAAAAAACACACCTCCTGGTTAAATTCGAAAAAAAAATAAAGTTTTTCCACACACAGGGACCTGAAAAATATCGGGATCGCACCGAATAAAATAAGGATGGTATGTTTTTTGCTCAGGTACCGTATGTATGTGTATTAATTGTACTGTAGATATACTATTTTATTTTAACAACCCCCCCTTAGGAGAGTCTAGTTCAACAGCGAAAGCGGCATCTGTTTTACTTGGACACAACAACTCTTATAGGAACTCCTTCAACCTACAACAACGTCACCAAAAAGGGGTCGCCGGACGCGCCGCCGGAAGAGCCGCCGCTGCTGCCGTCGCCGCTGCCGTCGCCGACGGACCCAATGAAGAAGTCGTGCGTCTCGGTGTCAAACGTGGTACTGAACACGTCGTCCTCTTTCAAATCGAACGGACCCGGGGTGTAGGGAGCTCCGCCCTTGGTAAACGTCAACGCCGATGAAGTTATAATGCGGTAGCGCTCGACACCACCGGAGTCCTGCCGTCTTACTACAAACTGCTTGCCTTCCTTGGACAACGTGACCTGCTCGTTGTTCTCCAGCGCGCAGTAAAACGATTCGTCCGCGCCGTTAACGGCGGCAATGTCAATGATTTCGTTGGGTTTGAAAACCACAACGTTAGCATGTTTCAGTTTCTGACTCAACCCCAACTCCTCGCGAGTCACTGGGATTTTTTTCAGACCAGCGTTGTTCCGGAACATCGCCCTGATGGCCGCTCTTCGTTTCACCTTCTTCTGGCCGGGGCTGGCGGCCTGAATGTCGTCCTTTAGGGCGGTTCGGGCGGCGACCGTCTTGGCATCCGTTTTCGAAGCTCTGCCGTCCACCACCACCAGAGTGGCCTCCAGTTTGTCTTGACGAAGCACCGACGGTGCCGCTGCCGAGCTGAAGAGCAAGGCCTGCTGCGCCGCAGTGAACAGGGCTTTGTTTCTCAGCGTCGCGTCGAACACGGCCCCGACAATGCTGTTGTTTGGCAAAGTGTTCAACCCGACCACGTCGACCAACGTAGCACCGGTAAAATCGCAACCAGCAATGTTGGCACCCGAAAAATCGGCACCGGTCAAATTGCAATCGGTCAAATCGGCATCGATAAATGTGGACTCCAAAAATGTCGCACCGATCATATTGCAACCGCTGAAATTCATTCCCGTCATTGTGGCCCCGTAGAAATCGGGGGATGTATAGTCTTCTATTGGAACCCCCACACTATACGACATCGACAGATCAAGACCCGCAAATATATCCTTGCCCGGCCTGAAAGTATCACTCACCTCGCTCTCCTCGGTGCTCAGGTCCGTCGTGGCCCAATCGTTCCTCGTTCCATCGTGGGCCCACAACCTACACGGACGCCCAGGATCGATGAGCGCGGACACGTCATACAGGCCTTTCGTAGGCCTGTCATTTGATAACATTGTTTCCTTGGGGTTGGGATATCTTGCAATGCCACCATCCTCTGTTGATGCATAAGCAAAGTAACCCGGGAACGCAGTGTTTATGCTCCACTTGAAAGTCATCACTTTTGAATCCGGTCCGTCAATCTTCACCATGTATTCCATCGATGCACGTACTTGGGTCCAGCGAGTCGCTGTGCTCGTGTTTCCAGCACCGTCGCTTGCGGTGTACACAGTCGGGTACATACCAACAGTGGACGTGTCGACGGTGTCATCAATAGAAATGACGATCGGGGGGGCGTTTACTTGGTATCGGTTGTCGTTGACCGTGACCCCCCAATCGACGTGGGCAGCATGTAGGAAGGTATAATTTATCTTGCTGCCGATTGAAAAGTCGTAGGGTAGGTATGGACTTTGCCCAAGCAGCGAAAGTGAAAAGTTTGCCGAATCGTTTGCGGGAGGAGGGACGACTGTGACTGTACGATACACCGTGTCGGCGATGTTTCCAGCAGCGTCAGTCACATTGTACGAAATTGTGTGGTCTCCAATTTGAGACGTGTTAACAGTAGAAGTCGTCGTTATACGATGTGTGATGTTGCCATCCTTGTCGTCTTTGGCCGAGACTCCCGGTTCGTCGTAACTGTCATTGACATAAACAATTACAGTGTTTCCAGTCAACGTAATTGTCGGCTTCGTCACGTCGTTGTAATATCCCCGTGAACTGTTATATGTTCCATGGATTGTAATATCCCCCAATATCAGTGGCAATTGCCCTCTAAAAGCATTACTCCATAAATTTGTATTACGTCCAAATCTGACATACCTTTTGTTTCCTACCGGGTTATCCCAATTTTGATAAAAAGTACTCAAATATGTAAAATAAAAAGCATAAGGCTTAATGTGTTGGATCGAATCCGGAAAATCGATGACTCTCAATTTGTAGCAAGCATAGAAAGCATATATACCTATAATAAGGCCCGTTCCTTCAACCCACGGATCAGTTGATGCAAAAACCAGCGAATCAAGCAAGCTGCAAGTAGAGAAAGCATATGCTTCAATTTCCATGACGCTGCTTGGTATGACGATAGAAGTCAACGCGCACTGTTGGAAAGCCCTGACGCCAATTACCGTGAGGCTTTGCGATAGGTCAACAGAGGTCAAAGCCGAGCACCCCGAGAAAGCTTCTTCACCAATGCTCGTGACACTGTTTGCCATGGTCACGGCGTGCAGAGCTGTGCATCCTGAAAAGCATCCGTCGGGAAGGCTGGTGATGCCGTTTGGTATGTCGACACTTGTCAATCCACACTCGGAAAAATCAAATTCTGTGAAACCACCATGCAACGTAATCGCTTTTATACTAGACTTCCAAAAGGGTTTAAATCCCATGCTCGTGACGCTGGACAGGTCAGTAGTTTGCAAAGGACCGCACAATAAAAAAGCTTCGTCACCGATGCTCGTGATACCGGACAGGTCAATCGATGTCAACTCGCGGCAATCCTTGAAAGCGCTTTCACCGATTCTCGTGACACTGCTCGGGAGGTCAACGGACGCCAAAAATTCGCAACCCTGAAAAGTGCCGTCAGCAATACTCACGACACCGCTCGGCACGGCAATGGATGTCAACGAATTGCAATCCCTAAAGACACCCCGAGGATCCCAATCGTTTCTGTCACCGGAATCGCTGTCGCCAATGCTTTGGATGCCGTTTCCAAAAGTAACAGATTGCAAATTGTAGCACCGTTCAAAAGCGGCGTTTCGAATGGTCGTGACACTGTCCGGTATTGTGACAGACGTCAGTTCGTAACAATTCAAAAAAGCGCACTTTTCAATGATGGTGACACTGTCTGGGATCACGACGGACACCAAACTGCTGCACTGGTAAAATGCTCGCTGCGGAATGCTCGCCACGCCGTCGGGTATGGTGACGGATGTCAGACTTTTGCACTTGCGAAACGCGTCGTTGCCAATGCTCCCGACGGTGCTGGGTATGGTGATGGACTCCAAGTATCTGCATTCCTCGAAAGCACGAGAACCAATGCTGGTGACCCCGCTTCCGATGACCACGTGCTGCAACCCGGGGTACTGGGTCTTCATATATGAAGTTATGTCGGTCGCGACAGTGGTCAGTACTGGGTTGTCATATATAGAGCCTTGGTCCATCCTCCGATACTTTACCGACTTGCCTAGTTGAAGTGAGTGGGCTCCTATGCCACGTGAGTCGAGCAACGGGTCTAGCCAAAGATGTCGGTTGTCGTAGGTGATTGCTCCGGAAAAGTTGATCGTTATGGTGTCCGCAACGGAAACCCAGTCAATCTGGTCGTGCTGCGATGTTTTAGCAGGAAAAACGTCTGTATACCCGTTGTAGGTTGGAGCATCCGTATCATATATTCTAGTGGCGGTCTGAAATCTGTATCGTGCTGTATCGTTCGGTATATCTAAATAACTATACAGAGGTACCACTGAAGAGAACAACTTTCTATTGTGCGCTGTATCGTCAATCTTGGTATTTTGCAATCTTTGCGTTGCACGTTCAAAGAACGGGTCAACGTCCAGGAGGTGATAACTATCCAAATAGGTGCGCGTGAGGCTCCAATCTTGAGAGTTACCAAAAACCCATGGCAAAAAATCACCGTTATTATGATATCCATCCCACGTCAAACTTGTATTGTCTAAACCATGAACCCCCGTAGCAAACACGCCTCTATCCACCCCCGACCCAACCCATTTTCCTGGGTCCCTTGTCAAATCATTAAAAATTCTCTTGCCTAGGTGATTCCGCGGAACGTGGAAAGGATAGACGTCGTTAAAAATTGCACCCCTAAAATCTGCACCGCTGAGGTCGGTTTGGGCAAATTGGACGTAGGACATATCACATCTTTGGAAGTTCATATTTGCAAGAGTTGTGTTGAAAAAACTGGAGAACGACAGATCCAGATCCCGAAACACATCTTGAAAGTCTGGAGTACCCGTTTGCTGCACGCCATCGATGTACAACGTCGCTGTTTGGCCAATGAAAGTAGTAAAATCGGTCGTGTTGTCGATGAACAACGGGTCAGCTGGACCAAACGTTTTGTCAAAGCTGCTTCCACATACTACTCGATAAACTGGTGCGATGACTGCTGGTTGGTTTGTGATGTCGAGAAAATGTACTGCATTGTCGCCGACCATATCCTTATTAGCTGTGTGCCCAGTAATGTATGTGTTAGAGGAGTTAAATGTGGCGGTGGGTGCGTAAATTGTTGAATCTATATCGTACAGGCGTTGATTAGTTCCCACATAATTTGCTTTTCTTATTGCGCGTCGGAAGGCACCCCCATGAGAGGGGTGCGGTGTCCATTTGCCATAATGGGTCAAGTTGCTGTCGTATTGCATTTCCGACTGTATCATGTCAAAACCAAGTTTGACGGCGAGAGAATCTGGCATTTCGATCCCTTGTACACCGCTTATGACAATGCGATTGTTCGCATTGATTGAAAACGGCCACGGTAAATTTGTTGTGTGGTATACAACGGGTGCAAAAGTGTGGGCGGTGCTTTTGGTGATACTTGAGGAGACGAAGTCGAGTGCATAAAATGTGCGGGCGCGTCGGGGAATGCCGCGAAAATCTCCTGATGACGCCATTCCTACTTCCTACTGTTTGTTTGGTTAGTGTTAGTGTTAGTAGTGTTTGGTTGAAAAACAAGAAAACAAGTTATGTTTTTGTGTGTTTTGGTTTCTCTTTTCTTGTAAACAAAAGAAAATAATGCTTGATTCACTTTACCATTTTTTTACCACAGAGCCACATTATTTTTGTTGGCAAAGGCAAAACGACAATCCTTGGTGGGGTTTTTGTGCATGGCAAACAAAATGTTAAATTTGAAGAACTGAGTGTAACAAATCCAAAAAAGATGGACAAAAAAAAGCAAAAAAAAACCGACGGAATTCATGAATTCGGCTTCCAAGTCTTCCACCGTCTCCATATCTGGATTCGAATGGCAAACTTGTCCGTAAACCCGACAATGTTTAGATTGCATCGGAGTCACTAATAATGACCATGAGTTGACAGACGCCTTCTCTTTTTATTTTTCTTTACCCATTGAGCAAAGATATATAACTTTTTACAACTTTTTTCACATTAAAAATAGTTATAAATTTGTATATTTAAATAAACCAGGAAAAAAAATATCAAAACAAAAATATCGAAATGTCACACATTGTGACAGGAGAAGCAGAGGGGGGCAGCGAGATTAGTGGCGGAGGCAGTCGGAACGACACCGTTTCGCGGCGCTACCGTAAGCAGAGCCACCTCGAACACATTCAGCAGCGGCCGGACACGTACATTGGGTCTTGCGAGGCACGGACAGAGGCGTTGTGGACTTTTTGTTCGGAGAAGCGGCGCATGGAACATCGGTCGGTGACGTTCGTGCCGGGCCTGCAGAAGATCGTCGATGAGATTCTGGTCAATGCCGCCGACAACAAGCGCCGCGACGCGTCCATGCGATACATCAAGGTCACCATCGCGGAGGACCACGTCGTTGTTGAAAACGACGGGGCTGGAATTCCGGTGGAGATGCATGCGCAGCACGGGGTATACGTGCCTCAGATGGTGTTTGGAGAGTTGCTGTCCGGCGACAACTACGACGACGAGGAGGAGCGCATAGTGGGAGGCCGCAACGGGTACGGAGCAAAGCTGACCAACATCTTCTCCACCAAGTTCGAGTTGGTCACCGTGGACACCCGGTCCGGCAAGAAGTACGCTCAGACTTGGACCGACCACATGTCGAACATGAGCACCCCTTGCATCACCGGCGCCGGGAAGCACAAGGATTTTACCCGGGTCTCCTTTTGGCCGGATTTCACCAAGTTTGGGTTGACTGGGTTTACACCTGACGTTCGATCGCTGCTGGAGAAGCGGGTCTACGACCTAGCCGGGACAACGGCGGCGGATGTTCGGGTATACCTCAACGGGGACCGGCTTCCTGTGCAGAACTTCAAACAATACTGCGGGCTGTACACCAGCAGCAAACTGGTCCACGAGGTCGTCAACGAGCGGTGGGAGATCGCTGTCACCCACTCCCCAGACCAGCAGCCGCAGCAGGTGTCGTTTTGCAATGGCGTTTGCACTACGAAAGGAGGGGAGCACGTGAAGTACGTCGGGGACACCGTCGCCAAGCAGTTGGTGCGGCACCGACTGCTGAAGGATTTGCCCGTCAAGCCGTTCATGGTGGTGCGGTCGATGTTTGTGTTTGTCAACGCGCTGATTGTCAACCCCAGCTTCGAGTCCCAGACCAAGGAGACACTCACGACGCGCAGCAAGGACTTTGGACCCGCCCAGTACCGCCCGACGTTAAGCGATGTATTTCTGAGGCGGTTGGCCAAGCAGTCGGGGGTCGTGGAGGAGGTGGCGTTCTTCGCTCGAGCCAAGTCGCAGCGCCAGCTGCAGCGCAAGACTGGTGGTCGGAAGAAGACCCGACTAACGGTGCCCAAGTTGGACGACGCAAACTGGGCCGGAGGTCGGCGCTCCGCCGAGTGCACGCTGATCCTCACCGAGGGCGACTCCGCTAAGACACTGGCCATCAGCGGCTTGTCCGTGATCGGGCGAGACCGGTACGGCGTGTTTCCGCTAAAGGGCAAGCTGCTGAACGTGCGTGACGCCAGCAACACTGCGGTGATAAACAACGCCGAGGTGCAAAATATCATCAAAATTCTGGGGTTGCAGGTCGGCCGAACGTATGACGCCGTCAAGGATCTGCGGTACGGCCACGTGATGATCATGACTGACCAAGACCATGATGGTAGCCACATCAAGGGCCTTATCGTCAACTTTCTGCACCACTTCTGGCCGTCACTGCTGGCCCTGCCGGGATTTCTGCAGTTTTTTATCACTCCGATTGTCAAGTGCACCCCGCTCGGCGGCGGTTCGCCACGGGTGTTTTACACCACCCCGGAGTTCGACCAGTGGAGGAGCGATCACGCGGGGGGGTGGAGAATTAAGTACTATAAAGGGTTGGGCACTTCTAATGCCAAAGAGGCCAAGGAGTACTTTTCGAACTTAAGTCGTCACCGCATTCGTTTCGAGGCGCTCGCTGCTCCACCCTCGTCGGTCTCGGTCGACCCGAACGACCCGAACGACCTGATCGACATGTGTTTTAGCAAGAAACGGGTCGCCGACCGCAAGAACTGGATCGCGGCCCACGACCCTAGGACCCACGTTGATTTCGACGTGGAAGAAATGACCTACGCAAATTTTGTAAACAAGGAGTACGTGGTCATGGCGGTCCAGAGCAATCTGCGCGGCATTCCTCACGTGATCGACGGGTTGAAGCCGTCCCAACGCAAAATTCTCTTTGCCTGCCTCAAGCGCAACCTTCGAAGCGAAGTCAAGGTCGCCCAGCTCGCCGGCTACGTCAGTGAACATGCTGCGTACCACCACGGAGAAATGTCCCTCAACGGTGCGATCGTCAACATGGCCCAGGACTACGTCGGAAGCAACAACATCAACCTGCTGTGCCCGAACGGGCAGTTTGGCACGAGGCTCGCCGGAGGCAAGGACTCCGCCAGCCCGAGGTACGTGTTCACGCAGCTGTCGGGGTTGACGAGCAAGCTGTTTCACCCGGCGGACGCAGCGCTCTACCAACACCTCGAGGACGACGGGCAGTCGATCGAACCGGCGTTTTACGTCCCGGTGCTCCCGATGCTGCTGGTCAACGGTGCCATCGGCATCGGCACCGGCTTTTCGACGTCTGTGCCATCGTACAACCCGCTGGATCTTGTTGACCGGCTCCGCAGCATGCTCGCGGGGTCGAAGGTTGAGGGCCTGATTCCGTGGTTTCGGGGGTTCACCGGCACCGTCGAGCCGGTCGAGCCGGGTGCAGGCGGTAAGAGCACCGGCAAGTTCCTCGTGCGGGGTGTGTGGATGTGGGTCTCGGAAACGACGCTCCGCATTGTGGAGCTGCCCGTCGGCACGTGGACGAACAAATACAAGACCTTTCTTGAGAATGCCGTCACCGACGGCAACAAGTTCTTTAAAAGGGGGGAAATGGTATCGTTTGAGTCAAACTACACCGACACGGCGGTTGACTTTCAAGTGCATTTGTCGCCGGAGTTCGCGGGCCAGCTGCGCAGCGGCAGCGACGAAAACCTCGAACGCGTGTTTCGGCTGACATCCACGCTGGACATCGGCAACATGCACGCCTTTGGGGCAAACGGAGGACTGCGCAAGTACACCAGCGAGCTGGACATTTTGTCGGAGTTTTTCGATGTGCGGCTCGAGTTCTACGCCCGCCGCAAAGACCACCTGCTCTCCTCGCTCGACGACAGATGCTCTTCCTTACGGGAACAAGTGCGGTTCATCGAACTCGTTGTGTCGGGTGACTTTTCGTTTGTCGGTAAGGGAAGGTCGGAGCTGGTGGCCGAGTTTGAGCGGCACTCATTTGCGCCTGGGGCCCAAGAACGGCTGCTGCGCATGCCAATGTGGAACTTGACCGAGGACCGAAAGCGAGCCCTGCAAAAGCAGTACGATGACTTTCTGCAGGAGCACCAGGTGTTGCAAGTGACGAGTCCGGAGCAGTTTTGGACGCGCGACCTCGACGACATCCAGCGCGACCTCGGTGGACGGAATAGCAGCAAAAAGAGGCAGCACGCCGACGAAGAGAAAACAGAGGGCGGCAGAAAGGGAGAACGCGGCGGCGACGGTCGGAAAATTAAAAAAAACAAGCGATAGCTTGAACAGCATTATCTTTTTTTTATTTTACAAAGTGAAAGGTGGTCTCGACCGCCTTGTGGTCCGACAGTGGCTTTTTACGGCTGTCGTCAAACATCGGCGTGGCGACACACTTGATCGCTCGGACGTTCCGGTAAAAGCAGTAGTCTAGCGTTCCATCGGTGTGCGTGCTGGTCGGTTCGCCCCGCTGGTTCGTCGGAACGGTGTAGAAAGGCCCCAATTTTAGCCTCGCACGACGAAACACTTTCGTCTTGCTTGGTCGTGGTACGATGTTAAAGTCGCCAATGATGATCGTTGGTTCTGCGCTGCTGCGGTCAATGGCACCAGCGATTGCGTCGATCTGCCGCTTGCGGACCACGCCGCTCTTGTCCCACTCCGAGTCCTGCATGTGGGTGGCAATCACGTGGATGCTTGTGCTCGTGGCGGTCGGTGATTCGGTCGACCGGTAGTCAATTTTGACATCCAAAAACCCCTTGTAGGCCAAGCAGTCGACAAAAGAGCAGGCGGTGAACGTCTCGTGGTGGGATCGAGCACCGGAGGAGCGAACCACGAACGGGTGCTTAGACGCGACGAGCAGGCCACCAGACAGCGCGAACGGGCTTCCTGAAGCCGGGCTGCGCTGGCTGTGCCAGCGACGCTTCTTAAAAAACCGAGTGAAGAGGTCTCTCGAGTGTGGGGTAAACACCTCGCACAGCACGATGATGTCCAAGTCGTCCATTTTGAGCTGCAACTGCCGGCAGATCTCTCGGTGCCGCTCGGCGATGGTTAGACTGGCGAACGGCACCCCAAAGACATTGTACTGTAAAATCTTCATCAAACGTTTTTTTTTCTTTAATTTTACTACTCCCAGTAAAATATTTACGTGGCATCATCTGTTCGCGTGGCACGTGCAAATTGCCACCATTCTCTAAATTCTTTTTTTCTTTTCTTATCGCAAAAGTAAAGAAAAAAAGAAAAAGAAAAAGTATTCCATTTTTTTTAGCCGATGTTTGAAATTCAAGCGGAAAACATAAAAAGAATGAAAAAAAAGAAGCCTGGTGATGAAACCGCTATCCAGCAATCTACAACATCGAAGAAACGACGAGCACAACTATCTTATCTTGGACCACTAAATCTTGGACTTCAGAAAGAACTAGGCATTCAACCTCCTAGCAAGAAACAGCGAATACAACCGACTTTGGTTGTACCACCGTCAGAGCAGGTTGAGGGCGAGGGCAACAACAGTGACGACAACAGTGGCAGTGACAATGACTGGCTGCTTGGTTACAACAAAGATAAATTAGACGACGTCGTACTTGACAATATTGATCTAAATGACTCTGAATTCAGGGACTTGTTTGACTTATTATTTGGCGGTGACGTTGTCAAACCCTTATTGCCCGGCAAGCAGGGTTGGCGGGAATGGCTCCTGAAACGAACCGATACAAAATCATTTCAATTTCGGAAGAGAATGTACAGTGTGCAACCATCCGGAGAAAAGGGGTATGGATTGTTTGCGGAGCAAGACATAAAGGTCGGCGACATACTATTCAATGGAAGCACACGAGCGTTCGATCCGCTAAAGTTAAAGCTCAACCCCCAATCCCACCCCATGAAATGCGACTTCGGGGTCTTCACACATCACGTGGTAACTGTGATCGACGACGACAATGAGTCGCACGAAGACAAGTTGAATGGGCTGCGACACCTGCATCCCGATTACGTGCTGGAAACAAACTATTACACATTCCCAGACCAACGACGCGACGGAAAAAAATATTTTTGCAGCCACATCGTCGATCCGTACGATTTTCCGGCCGGATTTATGAACGAGGGATCGAAGCGGTCTATGCAAAATGTAATCATGAACGACACCCCCTACTTTAAAGCAAACAACAACAATAAGGTGCACATCCGAATGACATGCACGGCGCTGAAAAACATTAAAAGGGGTGAAGAAATACTGTGGGACTACGGTTCGAACTATCCAAGGCAGTACCAAGTGCTCGACGACCGTCCGTTTTTGGAATTTGAGCTGACCGACGCCGACCAGAGAAAAATTGTGAAGGGGAAAAAAATCACGCAGCAGAACAACGGCCAAACTGTCAACGGCTACGTTTCCGAAACGGCAACGGTGCCTGAAGACGACACAATTCGAGAAGACATGAATTTTATAACTACAGTATACATTATACCTGTCGACAACAAAGACGTCTTTTCAAAAGGTGTGGCCACTACCATCGAGGGGCTGGCGAAAACTCTCACACCCACGGGCGACAACAGTTGGATGCGGGTGATGGAGGATACGGACGTTATCGGCGAGACGGACAATACGGACAATACGGACGACGACGAGACAGAAGAGGACGATGACGACGACGATGACGACGATGACGACAATGACGACGACAATGACGACCAGGACGACCAGGACGACCAGGACGACGACGACTCAGACGACGACTCAGACGACGACTCAGACGACGACCAGTGTCTGGAAGAAGGCTGCCACAACAAAAAATCACTCCAGTCTCAACTTTGCAGAGAGTGCCTGCAAATTTTAAAGGAAACAAGTTAGGAGGGGGGTAGTTCGCGTTCGGGGTGAAATCAATTTTTTTTTAAAAGGGATCGGATAAAACATGAGTAGCCAAGAAATTACCGAGGTTGGTCAGGAGTGGCTGACCACCAAAACAGAACTGAAAGCCATCGGAAAACAAGCGGCCAACTTGAGAAAAAAATTGAAAACACTAGAGGCGGCACTTCTCACTCACATGAAGAGCAACAACCTCTCCGCCGTGAGCATCAACGACAAGTCTGTGTACATATCAATGAAGCTTCAGAGCGATGACTGAATCGTTTATAATTTAATAAAAAAAAATAATTATTACAAATTTCGTTTGCTGTTGGTCAGACTGCAGCTGGCATCCTCCTGTGTCCTCCTGTGGAGAAGTTGCAAAGTTGTAAAAGTAGCACATCCACACAAACACCACCAGCACAGAGGCACTAGCGTGGATGCACTAAAAAATTAACAAATTGTACCGGTTTTGCTTAACCTATTTGTTTGTTCTCTGATGCCATATGTTTCATCCAAACCTTCGACTTCTGTCCGTGGCGCACGATCACCACCTGCTCATACGTTTCGTGGGCCAAAGGAACCAGCTCGCCAAGCACCTCAGATGTTGGGGTTGCACCAACAACAACGTCGACTCGGGTGTCCTTCAGGAATCTTTGTAACCCGTCAAACACGTTCCCGTCGTAAAAGAAAAAGATGATCAAGTCGTACCGGGACCCTCGAGCGCGGTCGATCTCGTCCTGCCGATCGCCGATGTGGACGACCCGGCTGTTGTCCAGACGGCTCTCAACATAGCGCGGCGGTCGCATGTGCTCGACCACCTTGGTGACTGACGTGGTGATCAGTCGGCCTGGCTCAAGACTGGTGCCGTGCCCCCCCACCACTCTCAGCACGCGAAGCTGAGTCCCTCCACTCTGGCGAAGTACATGGTTTTGAATTTGTTGGGACACGGACGCCGAGTCAGGATCGAGGTACAGAGTCACAGACATTTTTTTTTTAAATTATTTTTTAGATTTTATTATACAAGTTATTATGCCCCTTTTTCCTACTTTTTCCTGGTCACAGTATGTACCAGGTTGGATTTGGCGAAAATTTCAAGTGGCTGGATATGAAAGATTTAGACACCAAGTGGGGTATCTATTGTCTGAATTTTTCGGTCCGAAGAAAATAATATGGTAAAATTAAAACAAAAAGTTTTTTGTGCGGGTTATTACATTACTACTTGATTCTGTGAATATGACAACAACCCACAGACGCTTTGTGCTCGAAGCTGTCGAACAGGTCAAGGAGCTCCACAGCGACTACGAAAGTCGTTTTCAACTGGCCGTGGCGCAATACACAGAGCTACTCTCGGAGCACCTTCGCGGACGAGGAGTGCGTTGCGACCCCATGAACCAAGACAGCGGCACCATAAGGTTTCCGAGCAAGCACGTGAAGAACATTTTTTGCCACGACGTTCTGGTTCAACTTCACCTGATCAGCGACGATCCCACTTTTGTGACAATCAAGGAGTGGATGATCGGCTACAATTGCACCACGTTCTCGCAGTGGTTCAAGGAGATTAAGCGGCTACACGACACCCGCCAAGACCGCCCGCCGGCACCAGACGTCTTTCGTCGGGCCCAGACATTTGAAATCAAGACGGCTCAGTTCTTTGCCAACGAGACAATTTTTTTGTTGTACACCCCTCGGTTGTATGCCTACTTGTGTGGTACCTTCGCCCTGTGGCGGCACTTTTCGGATGTGCCGCGGCGACTTCGAGGCGCATTTTTACACCTGACTACCACGACACCGGCTGTGTTGCCCTGCACGGATGTGTGTGACGAAGGACTGTGATGTGTGACGACAACGAAGTCTGACTTGTCTGCAGCAGCTCGATAGGATTTCGGTAATCACAAACCCAACTATGGCGAGCGCGAGAGGCCAGCAGAACGTGGGGCGGCACTTTCCGTTCACAAAGTGAAAGAGGGGTGGGTTGCAGACATCACACATCATCAATAAAGATTGATATTTTTTTTATTTTGTTTTTTTTTTAGTTTTCTACCTGGTTAATATCTAATTTTTGATTTTATTTTGAATTGATGCCCCTTACATCTTACGGCGTGCCATAATGCGTTTTCTCAATTCAGTCAGCTGTTTGTTTGTGCGGCTTTTGCGGGACTTGCGGCGGGACTTTTTGCGGCGGGACTTGCGGCGGGACTTGCGGCTTTTGCGGCTTTTTCGGCTTTTGCGGGACTTGCGGCGGGACTTTTTGCGGCGGGACTTGCGGCGGGACT